CTTAATGAAGCTCGGCGCCAATGAAGTCGGAATTCAAGGTGGCGAAATCGCCGGGGTTCATTAAGACGCAACTGGGCTTCTCGCCGCCCGCCGCATCGGTGACCGTGATCAGCGAGTTGGACATGGTCTTGCGGGTGAAGCCGACCGCGCCCGACTGCCCCGCCGAGGCGCTGGCCGTGTAGAGCTGACCCTGTAGCGAGGTGTTGCCCGGAGCCGTGCGGTTGATACCGCCATAGCTCGCAACGTTGGTGCCGTTGTCGAACCCGTCATAAAGGCTGTTCGGCAACAAGCTGGAGGCGGTGTTGTTGCTGTAGAAAAGACCGGCGACGTTCTGCGTGGTGACAGACCACGCGTCGTTCATCCTGGCTTTCAGAACCGAGATTTCGCGGTCGGTCGCTTGGATTACGATTTCGCCGAACGGCAGCGGGATCGGCACCACCCAATAGGCCAGAGGGAATTGCATCGTCTGGATGCCCGGCGTCAGAACCGGCGAGTTGAACCCGCCGCCATAGCCGGTAAATTGCCCTTGGACCATCGACTGGCCCTGCACCGGAACGGTGATCTGTGACAGACCGCCATCCGCGCGTTGGGCGCCACCAAGGAAGAAGAACAGCGACGGGCACGCGAAATAAATCTGAATGAACAGACGCGGTATCATCGCGCGTCTCGTCGTGGCCGTTAGTTCAGTGTAGAGGGCGCCTGTAGGAACCGCGCCTTGACCTGGTAATGGCACTTATCGCGCTCCTCTCAACCGCCTCTGGCTTCTTTCAAAGCCGCGGGAATGGAATGGGCAAGCCACGTCTCGTCATCGCCGTCCATCAGTGCTTTGAGGGCGGTGTCGTTCGCAGCCTCGGCGGAGCGGTCGAAGAAATTCCAACGGGAGCCGCCAGTGACGACAGGCTCCGGCGGCGGATTGCGTTTTTCGTACAACAGTCTGGCCGCTTCGTGGCTCGGAATGCCTTCGTCTTCCATCAGCTTCTCGACGGCCTCGATGCCTTCCTGCATCACGCCGTCGGCGCGCAATTTGGCGCGACCCTCCAGCCAACGGCTTTCGAGCTTGCGGCGAGCCTCATCCGCCTCGCGTTCCTGTTTTTCCTTGGCACGCTCCTCGCGGTCCTTTGACAGATCCTCGCGAATAGAGCCAATCGCTTCGGTGAATTCGTTACGCAGGAAGTGCTCTGGCCCGGCCCGTTCGGGGGCCACCTCAACGACGGCCGCCTGCAACATCGCCCGCGCCTTGGGGCTCTTGCCGATCAATGCGGCAACGTCATTCACCTGCCGCAGATTGGCGAGTTCGGATTCCTCGATTTCGACCTTGGCCACCTAGATCAATCCTTGGAGCCAGTGTTCGTTATGTGCTTGATCGACATAGCTCCGGATTTTGAGTTCGACGGGATGTGACTGGTCCGACCGCCGAGATCGAGCTGTTCGAGCGGCACACGAATGTGCTGATCGTCCTTTTTCGGTAGAGTCTTGGTCGGGTCTTGGAAAATATTGGCCATAGCGATTTCTCCTATGCGGGCGGTTGCTGTGGCGATTGCTGCGGTTGACCGCCACCGGGCATTTGCTGCATCTGGGTGGCGCGCTGCGCCGCCATCTGTGGGCCTTGCTGGCGCTGCTGCATCAAAGCGCGCTGCGCCTCGGTCGTCTGGACACCCTGATTCACTCCGCCGGGCGGGATGTGCTTGGCGAATTTGCCAATGCCGTCGCGCAAATCGCGAGCAATGTCAGAGCCGGCCGGCAATACGGCTAGCAGTGTTTGCAGGGCTTGAGTGTGAACAGCCAACTTGGCCATCGCTTGGGCTTCGAGACCGCGATTCGGCACCGGCATCGAAGCGCCACCTGGACCACTTGCTTGTCCTTGTGCGGAAGTGGCAGAGGCGCCGCCGGCAGGACTTGCGGGCGACGCTCCCTGCATTTGTTCTTGCTCGTCGGGCACCTATGGAGACCCCGGCGGGATTGGCCGCCGTGTGGGAATCTTAGGTTTACCCTTGCGTCTGCAGCGGAACATGGGCTACTTGCGACGCCCCTTCCGATGCATCCGACCACGCGTCACAACTACCGACGCTTGTGCTTACGGCCGCGCCGATCGCGCTTGTCTACGGGTCCGAACATGGAATGACTCCTGTTTCTGAGGTGCAACTCTCCGCAGCAACCGTGCCCTACACGGGGCAGAGAAACGATCGAGGCCGCGGACCCCTCTCCTATGGGCACGCAGCCGGCGAGCGCGCTATCCGTTGATTCACCAAAAATACCTGTGCTATAATGCGATACATGCAAAACGGCTCAACCGACACTCGCCTCAATACAAAGCAAGTTGCCGCGCTATTGAAGGTCACGCCAACGACAGTCGCCAACTGGCGCAAGCAGAAGATCGGGCCGCGTTGGTATCGGCGGGTCAGGAAGGTCTTCTACTTAAAGGCCGATGTCGAAAGCTGGGAATTCAGCAATCCGGGGGACTGATTTGCTGCGCTTTCCTATTGTGTCGCAATTTCCATTTATGATACAAATTGCCTTCCCCCCATTGTGATATGTGAGTTGGATATGGCTAGGATTAGGAAGACGAGGACAGTATCGGTTTCCCAGGAAGACATCGATTTCGGCGTTCCGAACGATCCGCATCGATGCGCACTAGAACGCGCACTTGAAAGAGCCTTTCCGGAAGCCATCAGCATCAATGTTTCCAACGGACAAGCGCGGCTCGATATGGCGGCACATGGCGTGTGGCTCTACCGCATCCCGAGGAATGCCATCTGCATTCCCATGCTCGTCGACCAGGGCATGTCTGATCAGGCCGAGCCGACCGAATTTCAGTTAACTCGACCAATGATTCTTACGAAGAAGACAAAGGGCGAAAAGCCGGTTACGGTCAGGACCCACAAGCGAGAACTTCCTGGAGATGGCCCCACTCAGCCGAATTCCGGAGTAGCCAAAACTGCCCACGCATCATCGGCGGCGGCCAGGATGCGGCGGGCTCTTAAGGCGCACTTCGGCGAAGGCAGCAGATTCGGAGGAATGTCAATTTGAGTTCGCTCGACGAACTGGCGCCGCGAATTATCGCGGCGCACCACGACATCATCGCCAATGAGCGATCGATTGAAGCCCACCAGGGAGCGCTCCGCAAAAGGCGCCGCGAAGCTGGAATGGACCTGATCAAGGCCAAAGCCATAATCAACCACGGAGAGTGGATTAGCTGGTTGCGGCATATAGGTTTAGCGCATAGCACCGCTAAAGATTATATGAATTGCGCCAAAGACATTCTACCGGAGATATCGAAAAAGCCGAAAACCGCACGAGCTTCGGCTATTCCAAACATAGAGAATGCGACAAAACGGAAATCCACACTTGCTGGCCTGAGAGGCAAGAATCTAGAGCAAGTTCAAAAAGTCCGGGACGCTCTCAAAGAGCATCCAGAGAAACTCAACTCGGTAATTATAAAGGAAACTGGATCTAGCTGGGACACAGTCAAACGAGAACGCGAGAACCTCGTGAAAGAGAGGGCGATTAAGTTCATTCCAGCGCGAGCGCATGATACGAAGCCATGGTCTCCTCCCGACAAAGACCTCACCAAGACCATCGAGAACGTCGAGATGATATTGGCATATATGTCCGAACTTTTCGAAAAGATGTCGCCAAAAACTGAGGCCGCACTCCTCAATCCCAAGAACGTCGACGAACAGACTGCCAGAGATGGCTTCCTCGACAGCATTCGTAAAATTCGGAAAGTGGTAGAGATTTTGGAGGACAAGTTCGCTGGCAAAGCGATACTTAGAGTGGTTCGCGATTAGTGCCCCCCGCCGGGATGCCCGCGCCCGTGCGTGAAGAATTCGGGATGCTCGATCATAAACTTTTGCCGCTCGGCCTGACGCTGCTTCAGGCGCCGCAGCTTCTGGTCCTTGTTCGGAAAAGGCAGGTCTTCAATCGCGTCCTCTGGCCCCAGCACTTGTGACTTGACGCCCCACGCAATCAGCTGGGCGTGGTCATCGTGATAGATTGGCGAGGACGAGTGCGAATCGACCGCGATCTGCCGGTCTTCTGGAAGCTGCGACAATAGAAAGTCGGTCTCGCCCTTGTCGGGGTCGGTCCAATAAACCGTGCCGTCTTTGGCTTGGACGATCGCCAAGGTGTCATCTGCGGCAGCGGCGCACTGCCGCTCGATCAACAGAGAACGGTCGCGCAGCCGCGGGCTGCCGGTTTTCATCAGGGTGTCGGCATGGACGCCGGCCCGCACACCCGGCTCTCCCTGGCCGCTCATGATCGGCGGGAAGCCCGTCGCGCGCTCCATCAGACCGATGATTTCCCCGATGATCGGGATCAGTTCCGGCGGCAGCGGGGGCGTGATATCCTTGACATCGGACCCGCCCGGCAAACCGATATAACCAGACTGTCGGAACTTCCCATAGAGCTCATCGGTAATGCCGTCATGGCCCGGGAAGGCGAGTATCCTGTCAACCTGGAGTCCTACGAGCCGCTTCGAATCCTCTAGGTGCGTGCTCAGCCAGTCCTGCAACAGCATCAGGTCGGTAATCTCCGATCTCCCCCACACGTAACCGGCAACGTAATTCGGTTGAATCATCGAGTACGGGTGCCGCTCGGGCACGAAGAGGTTGCAGTGCTTGAAGAGGGGAGCGACAAGGATATCCGGCTCGATCAATTGGATGGTCGTGTAATCCTCGCCTCCCCGCGCGTCGTCGCGGACGTAAATCTCATGCATCGGATAGAGGTTGATGTTCGGTCGCGGCGACAGCGGGGCCATGTTGGGATCGTTGCCGAGGTTGACGATCCCGCCGGGGTTAGGCTGTGTGGCGTTTCGCAGACTCGTGTCCAGCTGCGCCGTCGACAAGACCTGATGCATGAAGGTCCTCGGAACGCCCGTGCGATCTTCCTTGTCGCCTTTGGCGAGAATCCTCTTATAGATCCTCTCCGCATTGGGAAGGTTGCGGATTCGGCGCCATACTTCATGCCTGTTTAACCACACTGTCTCGACCAGCGCCTCCTGCTTGTCGAGATCATTTATCCCTTCGTCATAGACGCCGAAGGCCCACGGCGGCACCAATTGGCCGCCACGGTAATAATAGGCCCCGTCCGCGGTCTTGCCGGCGAGTTGTTTCAAGAGATAGGAGCCGTAGGTAAGCGCCTCCTTACCCCCAACTCCGAACAGGATGTCGATATTCTTGTTTTGCCATTCGAGTGATACGAGCCGGGCGGCCACGGCGCCTTTGTCTAACCATTCTTGAGGATAGATGTTTTCGTAATTCATACCAAAGCGCAGTTCAGTCGGCGAGAACAGGTGCGAGGCTGTTCTGTCTACGTGACCATACACAAGATTGGCGAGCGCCAGGCCTCCCTTCGGCTTGCCGGTCTCAACCCAAGTTCCGAACGACCGATAGGTGGAAGCTCGCGTGGCTTGCCCTTCGGTGCAGGCGTCGATGATTTCGAGCGCCGCCTTTGTCAGGCGTTTTGCGTCAGCCGGTAATCTCAGTTTGGCATAGCGAGTTCCAACCCTTCTATCGGGTTCAGCACCCGGAAATGCGCGATCCCACTTGCCCTCGATCCGCCTCGCGCGAGAAAGACCGACCACAAGCCCGCTTCGTCAAGATCGCCAGGCCCGAAAATATATCCCACATATCCTTGTTGTATAGAAAGGTTTCCGGCCACCCGATCTGCTCCAAAGAAAAATCCGGGATACTCGACCGCTAATTGGTTACCCGAGGGCTTTGTGAACACCAGCGTCATCGCCTCTATTAGAGACGAAAACGCCACTGTAGTATCAAAAAATAAAGCGAACCCGACTTCCCCGATGACTGGGCTTAGATAGTTGTTGTCGTTAATAGACGATTCGCCTGGCGCGATAACCGAGCGCCACCTCCCGTCCGGCAGCGTGGGCAGCGGAAGCGGCGGTGTGGGTACGAGGAAAGAAAAACCACTAATGTCATTTGGCTGTGGGCGCGCTCGCCATACCCGCAATACGCGATGGCGTGCGGGTTCGTCTGCCCATTCGACGAAAACGGTCCGGGTGACATTAAAAGGCCATCCCTCGTTATCGGCCGGCCGAGGCCTTGCTCGCCAACCTATCCGCCTGCGCTGTTTTGGCAGCTCGTCGATGTCCGCCCAAGCGAGTGGTGTGACGACCACGGTGAAAGGCAGCCCCTCATTATCGGCCAGCTTCGGACTTCCATGCCAGCGCGTTCGCGGGATGCGGCGCGAATCTTCGTCGTAGATCCATGGCGTACCAACGAGCTGGCCTAGGCCGAACCATTCTTCCGGTTGCGTGCGAGCTTTCACCAAGCGGTGAGGCTGGCGGTGCTGTGCTTCTTCGCCCCATTCGACGTAAGTGACGACCGAGGCGGTGAACGGGAAGCCGCCGGTATCGTCTGGTCGCGGGCGAGCGCGCCACATATAGCGGCGAGGAACGGCGTGCTGCGGTTCTTCCTCGAACCCCAAGGGCACCCCAACCAGCTGAGGAAACCCGATCGGGTCTTCTTGCTGGAGTAGGCGGCGGAAAATCCTGCGCTGTAGCCGATGCTGCTCCTCTTCAAAGCCCCACGGCACGCCAACGGGCAGAGCCCCGATCCACTCATCCGCCCTCGTCCTGTTAAAAAAAAAGCGTCGCGGCCGGAGATGCTGAAGCTCGTCGCCCCATTCTATGTAGACAACCGGGGCGGCAACGGCGGCCGGCAGCAGATCATTCGGCTGCGGACGCGCATGCCAAACTCTGGCGCGCGGGACCGCTCGCTGCGGCTCCTCATCGTAATAGATCGTCTCCGTACCAACGACCTGAAAGGCAAAGCCTAACAGATCATCTGTGCGCGGCTTTCGCCTAGGCCGCCGCGGGACCGCGCGCTGCTCTTCTTCGTAGTAGATCGTTTCGGTCCCGACTACCGAGAAGGCAAAACCTAACAGATCATCTGCGCGAGGCTTTCGCCTAGGACGCCGCGGCACTCCCCGCTGCGGTTCTTCCTCAAACCCCCACGCGTATGGCCCCCCGGCTACCGAGACCGGCAATAGATCGTCCGCTTGCGTGCGGCGGCCGATTATTGGAATGCGCCTTCTTCCCGACTGCTCGATATCCGCCCAGGTCAGCGGCGTTGCGGCGGTAAAAGGCAGCCCCTCGTTATCGGTTGGCGCGGCGTGTGGCTGGTTACGCGCCCAGCGTACCGCGCGACGCTGCTCCTCATCGAAGCTCCACGGCACTCCGACGAGTTGCGGAATGCCCAGCGGATCTTCTTGCTGTAGGGCACGATGAAAGACGCGGCGCTGCTGACGGTGCGCCTCTTCGTCGAACGCCCAAGACACAAAGGAGATTTGCGTTGGGTTGAACAGAAACTCTTCTATTGCCTGCCTGCGCTGCACGCTCTGGCGGCGCAGCTTCGGCGGCTCGTCAATGTCCGGCCAATTGAGCGGGGTGGCGGCGGTAAACGCCAGCCCCTCGGTGCGCTCGTCATTGCAACGCTGGCGCGAGACCAGAATAGGTCTCCGCGCGTCGCCGTCAAAGGCCCATGGCTCTACGGAGACGACCGGCGGATTAGGCGGGTCTTCTTGCTGCGGCGCCCTGCGCGGGATCGCCCGTTCCTGCTTGTGCTGTTCTTCATCGAGGCCCCACGGCGCGAAAACCTGCTGCGTTGGGTTCTGGATGAACTCATCACGAGAGCGCTCACCAGCGCTGCGCCATGCGATCCGCCGTTCCTGTTTGTGTTGCTCTTCGTCAAAGCCCCACGGCTTGAAGACGGTCTGCGTCGGGTTGAGGATGAACTCGTTCGGATCGATATTGCGAGCGGTCCACGGACTTCGGCGCGGAATGCGTCTGACACGCGCCTCTTCCTCGAAGCCCCAGGGTTTGAACACAGTCTGAGTTGGGTTGAGCAGAAACTCTTCTACTGCCTGCCTGCGCCGCCAGAGCGTGCGGCGCGGCTTCGGCGGTTCGTCGATGTCTGGCCAATTGGGCGGATCGAATGGCCCAAACAAACTTGGGGCCGAAAAGGTCCACGATGATCGTGCAAACCGAGCCGTCCAGAAATCATTTATATTGAACGTGCTTACGCCCGGCAGCATGGCGGCGGCAGTCACCCCCGCCGGCACGGCCAAGCCGCCGGTATGGGTCGCGGGGTTCGCCGTGCCACTGTTGTTCCAGTTTCCCCCGCCCACCCTGCCATACAAAAGATTATTCACTACATCGAGGCAGAACGACAGATTATTGCTATTCGTATAGGTGGCCCAGGTCGCGATTGAGCCGCCGTTCTGCCATACGCTGCCGTCCCCGCCATTCCACCCCATGTCGGATGCGTCTTGTCCAACAAACGAGCCCGTGCTTCCCGTGTTGCCTATGCCCGTTCGGGTGTTACTGACGGCGTTCGTAGAACCTACTATGATTTCCCAATAAAATCCGAGTTGAGTGCCAGAAACCGACGCCGAAGTGACGCCTTCCGTCGCGTAGCATTGATTATTGACGCCGGAACTACTGCTCTGCGTTGCGACGAGCGGCGGTGTGCCGGATATTGCAATGCCGGCAGATTTTTGTGTGGCGCTCCATTGCTGGACCATTCAATTGGTCAATCGCGGCTAGTTTGACCCCGTGCAGGTCACGCCGTCGCCGCTCGTTACCGGCCACGTCGGGTTGTTGCCGGAGATGGCCTGCGGTACGGTCCAACCCGATGGCCCCCAGAAGCCTGCGGTGTCCCATCCCGTGGGCAATGCTGGAAAGTTGATAGGCGAGCCGAATACGGGGCTGGTGGGTCCGATCATCGCGCCGTAGCACCGTAACATCGGGCCGGGAGAACTCAGCGCGTGAGGCGACGGGTCCGAGCCGCAGACGTTGCTGCTGTTTGAGATGCCGAAGCTCGTATTATAATTGTAGTACGCGTTATTGCTGGGACTGCACGCACTAGACGCCCCGTTCCACCCCGTCCCGGCAGTCTGGGCCTGATTGGCTACAAATATGCTCGTGTTGATGGCGTTGCTCGAACCGGCCGCCACGTTGGTGTTCTCCATATCGGTGTTGGAGCCGAGATCGCAGATGTTTCCAGCAAATGTATTACTGCTGCCCGAATGAACAAAGAAGCAGGACTGGCCTCCGCCACCCGTTGGAGCAGGGAAACCAATAGCCCCAGTGACGACATTGCCGTTAATCGTCTTGCCGCTCGTCGTGGGACCGTCGAGATAGATTCCGAAACCCACATTCTCTCCAGACCCCGGCTGCGCATGAGTAAGGTTAATTCCCCTAATGTAATTATACTGTATAGCAACCCCGGTCGATGTCGTAAAACTGCTGTCCGTAATATAGATTGCCCCGCAATCGCCGCCGATATGGCAGGTATCGATCATCATGTTGTGATCTATAGTAATATTGTTTAAACCGCCATTCGATATCTGTTCGATGTCGACTGCTCGGTCAGCTGTGTTTGTAAAGTAATTATGTGAAATGATCGATCCTGCGCCGTTATTAAGCAAGACCGCGGCATGATCGCTCGGAAATGACTCTCGATATTGCCCGATAAACTTGTTGTTGGTCAGCGTTATCGCCGACTGCGTATAAAAGAACTCGCTCCAGACATTCTGGAATGTCAGTCCATTGAACGTAACGGCACTCGATATTCCAGCATCGACGCATATCGCCAGATCATGTCCGTTGGACGTGCCGGCGCTCCCGCCGTAGTCAAAGATGGCGGTGTTGTAGCCGTCCGGCGGGTAGTAGCTGAACGTCTCTCCGGCATCAGCCGAGGTGATCTCAAGAGTAATATTCGTCGCGCCGACATAACAGCCGCCGATCCCCGCCGGACTATAGTTCCCGGCTCTGATATAGCAGATCTTCGTGCCGCTACCTTGCATAGCCGTCTGGCATTTTGTTAATGTCGCGAAAGGCGCCTGAAACGTGCCTGCGTTGCCGTCGCTCCCCGTAGTCGCCACATAGAAACCAGGCAATGAAGAAGGAATGATAACGGGAAATCCGAAGCTGGCGCTAACACTTGCCGCATCAACGACCATCGAGATCACAACAATACCAAGAAAAACCGCGGTTACAAGAAGAGTTATTATGCGCTTCATTGCGTTGCCATCACAGTTATGTGTTGTGTGGTATTACCAAGAGTGCTCAAATCGCCGTTTACGACGATGGAGTTGCCGGATAAGGCAAGAAGACCGTTATCGTTTCCGTAAGGCGCCGCGAACGATAATTGCCCAGTAAACGGCGAGCCATCGCTCCAGATTGCCGCCGCCGTTGTGAGGACGGTTCCAGGCGGACTTGTCGTGTAGAGGGATGCCGTGGGAGGGTTGAAGCTCAGCATCAATGTCGGCGTGGTCGGCTGAAATAAGACATCGACCCAGTAGTTGGAATTTTGATAAGTCTGGCTCGGAAATCCCGTCGAATGGGTGTAGACGCCGTTTCCACCCAGGTTGCCGCCGGTCGCCTGAGCATAAAGCGGGCCGGCTCCATAACCATTGGTCAAGCCGTTACTGTCAGCCGCATAGCGCCCGTTTGAGGTATAGTACGCCGCGATGTATGTCGTCTTGGGGGAGATGGAAATCGGCGCCGCGAAACTCACTTGCTCCCAACACGGAAGCGCACAAGTATCTTTTGCCGTCCGTGCCGACGCCAGAAGCGCGCCGCCGGTCGTGAATAGCTTGACGATATAGCCGCTGGCGTTGGTATGCGCCCGGTAAAACCGAATCCCCGAGATCGTTCCGCCGACTGTGCTGAAGAACTTGACGCCGAGCGTCACCGCGTTGGTATCGTGTTCGATCGAATGAATTGGAGTCGCGGTCGCGAAGATCGTCACTGGAGCCTGAGCCGCTACGGGAAACGCCAATAGCATTGCCGCGAGCAAAACCGCCAGTCTCACGTAGCTCGACTGCGCCAAGCGCGTTCCTCCATGCGTTCACGGTTGATCGCCACCATTCCGGCCCGCCGTTCAACGGCCTCCAGCCACTTCTCGAAATGGCGGCATGGCTTATTCGCGCAGGACGGACAGATCGGCACGTAGCATTGCCGGCAGGTGAACATCTCTTGTGCGTCCGGGCTCAGCCGCGGCCACAGAACCATACCCCGGCGTTGTACAAAGCCGATCTGCTGGCAATGCTGACACTTGACTGTATCTTCCTCGATCAGCCCTTCAGGGCCACCCTCGATGCGAGAATAACCGTGCGGGCGCAGCATTTCAAAACGGCCCCCTTATTCCGAATTCTTCGGCAACAGAACCCTCTAATTCTGCCACCTCACGGCCAAGCAGTTCTCGCTTTGGGACATAGCTAGCCGCCCACGCTTCTCCTCGACCTTCGAGCAAAGCAACTATAAAGTCCGCGATCGTTTCATGGCCGTCGATATGCCCATCGGGACCATCATTGATCATAATCTCGCGAATTATTTCGTCAATTTGATCTCGTTTCATTTTGGCGCTACTCCACGATCGTCGGGCGGCGGCGGGTCGCATTCGTGCTCTCCGGTGAACTCCCAATGCGGCCCATCCGGCACCTCGACGACTTTCGTGTAGCCGTCCGGCGTCGAGTGCGTGATGACGCGCTTGTCGAGCCACGACGCAGTTCCGACAAACGTCTTGCCGAGCGCATCGGTATAAGTGCCGGTGAACACGGTCTTGTCAGCGTTCCAGTCGCCAACCCAGCCGGGCTTTGCGGTCTTGTCCATGTTACAGCTCCGCATAATCCATACGCGCGGCGACGTTGCCAACGTAGTTTGTCGACAATGCCCGCAATGCCGGCCCAACCGCCAAGGCGGTGCCGGTCGCCGATGGGGTGACGATCTCGTACCCAGGCGCGGCCTGCCACAACACGCCGGAGCGCTGGTTGAAGCCGCGAAACCACCAGCTGTTTGCGGCGGTGAAGGTTGTCGGCACCGCCGAGAAATTGATCTTTCCCGACGTGATCGCCGTATCTATCGCCGTACCAATCGCCGCACCGCTGTCCTTTTGCTGCGGAGTCGCCGTCGTTGCGGTCCCCGATGTCGCGCCGCTGCACCAAGTGAGATCGCATTGAATCTGGCAATCGGTGGAACTTGGTATGGATAGCGCCGATATTTCGAGTTCGACAACGCGCAACCGCTTGGCGGTGCCCGAAGTCGGGTTGCTGGGGAGAACTTGGGTAACTGGCGTGGTGGTGACCGCCTGCAGCGTGCCGCCCATTCCGTTGTTTAGCGTATAACCTGACATTACTTTACTCCTCTCCTTTTCCGAGCCTCAGTTTACTCTCGTGAGTCCAAAAACAGAAGTACATCATCGCCCCCGATCCGTCCCTATGTTGCCGGCGCGGATCATGCCGACAGCGCGTGGGGTATGGTTGGCCGTCAACGACTTGATAGCGCCGACCATTGGACTTACTGCGGAGCCGGAGACAGAGCCGGCATATGGCTGAAACGATGCCCCAGTCACACTCGTGGGCTTTGGTATTTGCGCGGTGTCGCCTTCTCGCATTTCCGAGGGGTCGCGCATGTTGGTGATTTTGAGATCGGACCGCAGATTCGCGATCTCTTCCTTTTGTGTGGCCTTGACGAGAGATTCGTGCTCGTCTTTTGGTTGGGCGGCATACTCGCTTTCGAGAATCC